TGTGCAGTAGAGTTAGCGCCAGTAAAAGTTACTATCTTGTTATCTCTAGCGCCAGCAAATAAGAACTTACCGCCAGACCACAATGCATCATCTAGTGATGTAGTCAATGTGTCCATGTTGCCGTATAGGTCTAAACCTTCTAACGTCATACCAGCAGAGGCAGAGCTTGCTACTACATCAACGTCAGTTGTGCAGTAAGACCACTTCTGTACTTGCCAGTTATAAATTAGCAAAGTATTTTGTGCAAAGTTATCAATAAACTTCCAAACCACAATCTTACGGAATGGGTCAATGGTTGATGACATTAAGTTTAATTTTGATGGGTTGGCATTAGCATAGAACCATGCATCTACCTTTTGCGTACCAATAGCTGTAACGGTTGTCCCATCGCATGAATAGAAGCCATCAGCGCCTAAGAAATAGGTCATGCTGCCGTATTGAACAACGGTGTTACCTTCTACGCAGCCTACACCACGACTAATCGTGTCAAACTGGAAGAACAATGGTGAACCGATGTAAGACATACGCACGATAGCACGGTCTAAAAATATTAGACCAACCTCACCACCTGTCATGCCATGAATGTTGCCACCATCGCTAATTATTTGGTAGTCAGATTGTGATGCTGCGCCAGTAGTCCAGTTTGTTTCGTCATTGATGTTAGACCATTGAACTTTGTTAGCATTGCTACCACCATCTAAACTAGCAGCGACCACAAAGTCACGCACGACTGTTACATACTCTGCGACAGGTGCGTCTGCACTCAAATCGTCAAATGTTGTACTAGAACCCAGCGTATAGCCTTGTAGTTTGTTGACGTTATTAGCTGCAATAATGGTATTCCCAAATTGGGTAAAGTTCCATTTAACTATACTAGAATAGTTGCCAGTTTTAGACACGTTGTCCATGCTCAAATCAGCGCCATCAAACTTAAATAGCTTGGTAGCACCACCGGCAAATACTGTTGTAGTAGAACTAAATTTACCAGCAAATACGTTATTAAGGTCTTCGCTGGCAGCAGCAGAATAATCTACAGCAGTTGGGAATGGATTATATCCTAATGCTGTTGGAACTACATTTTTTGCAACAGCCAAGTTTTGAGCAACACCGGCTAAATCTGGTGTCCACTCTGTAAATGCTATGCGTTGAGTAGCCATTAAGCAGTCCGATTCCACATATAAACGACAACATACGGTTGTAAGTTTGCGTTAGTACCTGACACACCAGTTGTGCTATTAGATACAGATATTCCTGTTGTAGAATCCCCTACTGCACCAGCAGTCCAATCAGGGTTGCCACGACCTTCTTCAAAACCAGCAGAACCACCATGACTGCCTCCGTATGCGATACCTAATGTACCGCTATGCGTATGACTTGGGTCTGAAACTGAAGCAGTATGACTATGACTTACAACAACTGCATCTGCACTACCACCGGTAGCACCAGCACTAAAGCCACCACCATTTCCAACCAATACACGACCTTCACCAAATGCTGCCCAAGTACCAAATCCTAATAATGTATTTGGGTTAGTTGATATTGTTGCGCTTGTATAGATAGAACCAACTGGGTAAATAATTTCATTAAGTATATTTTTAATAAATGCTGTTGTAGCGATTTGAGTATTATTGACGTTAGTTGCAGCAGTAGGTGCAGTTGGTACACCTGTCAATGTAGTTGTACCGGTAACGGTTAAGTTACCACCAACGGTTAAGTTGTCACCATCAGTACCGGCTTGCTGGTCTTTAATCTGAGCCATTATTTCACGGATGGCATTATTAATTCCAGATGGCGCACAACCTTCCGCAATGTCTATGCCACCCACATCGGTATTGTTTGCTGCCGTTGCACTCCACTCACTTACCTTATTCTTTGCCATTTTCTATCCTTGTATTAACCATGTGTTTGATGATGCTGTCGGTTGAACCCAATAATTTGCTTGTGCGTCTACATACCCTGCTACAACGTAATCTAGCTCTACATAAAGCAAGTTATCTTTACGAGTCCATGTGTTAGGTGATACAGGTGTATTGACCCAGCCAGAACCAAGTATATGTCCGTTAGCAGAAAGATTTGCATAGCCTACAATAGCTCCACTAGCATTATATATCGCTGAGGCATTTACCACTACCTCGGCATTACATGTAATATATCCGGCAGATGATTGAACCCTACTACCGTAAGCAGTAACGGTTGCGTCACCAACAATATCAGCCTCGCCAGTTCTTTCTCTATAGCCAGTAGCGGTCAACGTGCCGGTAGCTATAATGTCTGCTGCGCCTAGGTACTCAACACCACACAATGCGGTTACTGTTGCAGTACACGTTATAAAGCCTTCAGCCGTTCTAACTCTTATCGCTTGAGCAGTTACGTCAGCAAAGCCATTAAAGTCTGCTGAACCATCTCTAACTCTTGTTGGTGATGCACTTACGCTTGCTGTTGCATCTATAATTGCAGATGTAAATGTTATTTTGTATGCTACGGCACTAACGTCAGCGATTGCAGTAATTATGCCTTGACCGGAGTAGATTGCTACACCGTTGGCAGTTACAGTTGCTAATGCGCTTATGTCGGCAGAGGCATCTATAAAGCGAGTATCACCGACTGCATAGCCGTATACCCAATAATCGTAATCTACATAACTTGTTGACATCTCTTAGCCTAATAAAGCTACTATAACAAATCCTACTAAGCCACCTATTACAGTAGCCACCCAGTCCCAAAAGTCTGGAGTGTGGATGTCTTTATGCAGGTAGTCATAAATCTCTTTAAGTAGCGCAACAATAGCCACTACTACAATGGAGTAAGCCCCAATAAACGGTGTAAGCAATGCTGCTATGACTAGACCACATATAAAGTGCATTTGCTTATCAGCAGGTACTTTGCATGGTATGTATAGTTTAGCTAGGAATGCGTTTACTTTCGCTATCAGGGCTTCCATATTATTCCTCTTTAGGTGCAGTTAAAGACTCTTTAAGCAAGTTTACAAATGCAGACTTGCCGACATTCAATTGGTCTAGGTTAAACTGACTTGTACCTATCTTACGGTCTAAGTCTGATATGTGATTGACCATTGCTTGTTGTTGTGGAGTCATGTCTTCATAAACATAATCTACATCGTCAACAGTAATGGTGGTTTTTTTGGTTTCAGCCATTATGTTCTCCTATTAAATTTTAGTCTGAGTGGGCAGACTAATCACCCTTTAATTAATTTTTCAAATTTTATTAGGTCATCATGTACAAGAGTATGTTTTTCTTTTACAAGATTCCAATAATTAGAAAATTCTATATGCTCAACATTTTTTTCAATTAAATGTATATCGTCTTTTGAATATGTTTCTTGCACAAGCACAGTAATAATTTTGCCTACAAATTCTCCAAGTTGGTCTTCTTGTATTTCAACAAATTCATTACCAAGTTTAGCGCTGAATATATTATTTTCATTTTTAAAAAAAATTGTTTGCATTTGATTATCCTTAAATATTAGAATTTCCACCACCACCAATTATAGTAATGGAAACAGCTAGGTCACTATCTTTACTAACAACAAGGCTATTACCTGATACTGAAATTGAAAATGTTGACGTTGAAGCACCTTTAAAAGCTGCAACAATAGTTTGTTGAATAGCGGAATCTGCTCCCCTTGGCATATACCAATAAATCAAAGTTCCGCCATATTCGTGAAATGTTGAAGTGCCACCAACAGAAACATTAATTAATGCTGTTACATTATCAGACATTCCCATATTCACTGCAGTAAACGTTTCTGTTGCATTCCCACCGCTTCTAGAAACTTGCCTAAATAAACTGTTTGACATTGTCAATGAGTTCTGAAGATTTCCCTTGTTGTCAATGCGGTAACGCTCTAAACCATTTGTGCCAAACAATAAACTACCAGTAGCATTGTGATTTAATATAGTCGCATTAGATGGCTGGGTAGTATGAGCGCTACTATATGATAATAACCGCAAATCACCTCCAGTCGCCCCTTGTATTTGTAAACCAGCAGCTGAGGCATTACCTGTATTGGGATTATGCATTACAATATATCTATTTGCATTTGCAGACTCATATACAAGTAACGGCGTATCGGAAGACCCTGAAGTTATACCAATGTTTACATGACCACTAGAATCAATCCTCATTGACTCAACACCACCTTCAGCAAAGGCTATGGTATCGGCAGCAGGAAAGAATATACCTGTGTTTGTATCACCAGTCGTTGTTATTGCAGGTGCGCCAACAGAGCCAGCAGAGAATGTAGATACACCACTAGCACTAATAGTAGTAGCAGCCACAGTAGATGGAGTTGTAGCACCTAGAGTACCGTTGAGTGCGCCACCAGTAATTGTTGGAGATGTAATAGTTTTATTGGTTAGCGTTTCTGTACCAGCTAATGTAGCAAAGTCACCATCGGATAAAGCTGTGTTAAATTGAGCAGTTGTACCAGTTAAGGTATTGCTTGTTAGATTTATAGTTTTATTTGTAAGCGTAGAAGTTGTTGAAGCCTCTAACTTATCCGTGTTTAAGTTTACAAAGTTAGCATCAACCTCGTTGTGGGTGAGAGCCGACCCCTTACCTGCTCTGGTTACAATCGTACTCATAACTTACCCCTAGCTTAATGTAACTGAAAGACTGCCTGATGCTACCTTAAATATATCGCCTACATCAATTGCTTTAGATACTGTCAAAGGTGAATGATACAAAAGATTGCCGGCAGTTGAGGCATCACGTATGCCAACAAAAGCCACAGTACCCCATGAAACTGTACATTGTGGGAATGATATGTCTGCGCTTGATACGCTTACACCGTTAGATGGTGCGCCCATTGTAATGGCTTGACGAGCATAAGAGCCACCAGATACTTCTGTACCTGTGTCGGCATCAGTAGGGTCTGTTGTGTATAAAGCTAAATAAACTGTTGTTGGTGTTGTGTAAGCTGTATTGCGTAGCGTTACATTAATTAAAGCATTTTCTAGGTAATTGGACATTTCTGACATGATTTTTCCTTTATCGTGTTGCTATTGAGATTGAAATTGGTGAGCCTGAGTATTCGCCTTGGTCATCTGATACAGTTAAAGCACTTAAACCACGGTCATACAATGTAGCCCATGTTTGTAAACGTGAGTCGTTCATAATGTATGGTTCTGCCTCACCAAGTGCAGCATAAAGTAATAAGTCTGGGCATACGCTTAAAAATACGTTTGTTATTACTGCGTTACTTAATGGTTCTGGTTTTGCGTAGTAGAGCATACTCAACGTATAGGCGCTATCTGGTACTGGTGCAAACTGAAACTCTAGTGCAAGTACGGTATATTGTTTTGGTAGTCCAGAGTCCATAGTACGAGCATTGCGGAATAATGAGCTAGGAGATAAATACTCAAGCACCATAGTTGGATTTGTTTGTAGGTGTAGGTCACGTATTTGCAAGAAATCAGTCGGTAACTCTACCGTTGCATCGCCAGCCACAGTAACAGTCGTTACTACCTTTAACATTTGACGAATACGCAATTCACGTTGCAAACGTAACTCACCAAGCCTGATAAAGTCAGGAATCATTGCCGTTAAATCGCTACGAGCAAGGTAGCTGGCAATTGTAGATTGTAATTCTGCGTATGTAGTCAATGCCATTATATGCGCCCTGCCCTTGTTCTGAATGCCCTGTTATCAGGATTGTTTAACCATTCGTTAAATCGTTTCTTATCTATTACTGCAAAGCCTCGTGTTATGCCTTGCTTTTCTAATTCGGAGAAAACTGTAAGCGGTATTGATGCTATTTTGTTGCCAAATGCATCATTACTCCAGTTCTTACGTTCGTCTTGAGCAGCGTACTCACGCTTGTTCATCTCAAGGATGCCAGTTATGTCTTGGCTCTTAGCTATAACTAATTGGTCACCGTTATCAATAAACGATGTATTGGTAATGCCGTTGGATATTGTATTACTCATAAGACCTCGTAATGGGGGAGAGTTTCCCCTCCCCACATATCTAACTAACTACTAGGTTAAGTCAGCGATAATACCGTGTGCTGCTTGGTTTTTTACCTCTAATGTGTACTCAACTAGCAACTGGGTTTTATCAGAATCGCCATCTTTAGCAAGCTCATTAGTTTGGAATGGGCGCAAGTAAGCTACAGCAGCCATTTCAGGGTCTAATAAGAATGCTACGTCATCGCCGTCTGCGTTAGGAATAAAACGGTTCGGAATTATACTTAAAACTCCAAAGTCACTCACATAGACATCGGCTGCGCCAATGATGGCTGCTTGTACATTACTAGGTACATCTTTAAAGCGAGTAGCGATACCAGCGAATGTAGATGCAACTACTTTTTGTGCAGGAGTTACCATCAAGATTGTTGGTGAACCACCGTTAGTGTAAGTAGATTGGATTACTGTGTTTAAGATAGTGCTGGTGAAAGCACGGTCTGTACCAGTTACACGAGCAGTAGTACCTAAAGAACCAGCAGTACCAGAAGTACCGCCAGAGTAGTTTGAGTTCAACCATGTTTGTAAGCCGCCCAAAACACGAGCAGTAGAAGAGTCACCAGCAGAAGCAACTTGGTTGCTTAATAGGATAGCTTCCATGTCACGTTTGATTTCTGAAGAAGCCTTAGCCAATTGGTATGCTTTTTCTGATTTACGACCAGCTTTGTTTACAGTTTCCAAAGTACCAGAAATTTTGATGGTTTTTTGTGAAATTTGTGTACGGTTACCAACACGAGTAGTTGGAGAGATTGTTGCATCAGATGCAGTTGCACCCTCAACCACAGCGTTAGAAGTGTTAACAGAAGCTAAGCTGTCTGTCTGCCATTCGTGGTAAACCGCCGTGGCAGCTGTCTTACCGGCGCTGGTTAAAAATGGTGTATCTGTAGGTGAGATATTGTAAATAACATTGGATAAGTCTTCACGTTGACCAATGCTGGTATAGGTTTGATATGTTGCCATGATAATTCCTTAAATAAAGTTTTCAAAGACAGATGCAGCGTCACGCACCTTGCCTGATTTTTGTAATTGAGCCATAGTCTTTTTAGCTTGGTCAGTATTTACAGATGTATTACTGTTACCAGACTTAATAGTCTTAGGCGGTTCACTAACCCTCTTGTTTAGTTGAGGCTTAGACTGTTGTAATTTGTCGTACTGCATTGCTTTGTACAATGCCATAACGTGCCGAGCATCTCGTACTGCTGATAGCTCTTGATCCGAGAATCCTAAGTTCTTTGCAAACTTACGCAAATCTGACCTTAGTGCCTCACCTTTTACTGGATCGCTGTATTCCGGTAGTGTTTCAGACAATACGGCAGCCTGCTGAGATAGATATTGTTGCATTCCTTGCTGTTGCTCGGCTTGTTGCATCTCTGCAATGCGTTGTCTTTCAGCTTGTATTGCGTATAACTTCTCTTTGTTCTGCGACATCTCTGCCAC